ATAGGGTAAAGGATAAACTATTTTCAATAGCGGATACGGCAATATCTTTATCCCCAGTTGACACGGGTGCCTATGTAGAATCCTTTTCTATGCTGCCTGTAAATAAAGGTGGAGGTCGTTCAAAACGATCTGAAGTCCGTACTCCCAGTGTCTATAAAGGCACTGCAAGTAGACAACAGTTTACAGAAACAGCTAGAAACAATCTTTACGGGGATATAGAGAAGTATGATATATCTGAAGATGATAAAGTTGTTCTAAGGAACCGCTCACCACACGCTCAAGATGTAGAGGAAAGTGGCCCATCTTGGAGAAAACCCGGTTATAAAGTTTTCGCACAGATAAGGAACATCTATGGCTAGTATTCACAATGATATTCGGGCTGCACTAGAGAGCCACTTATCCTTAACATCAGACCTCCCATCTATAGCCTATGAGAACGTAGCATTTGAGCCTACAACAGGCACTAGCTTCCTTAAGGTACAATACCTCCCGACAGTCACTAGACCCGCTGTAAGGGGCTTAAACCCACAGTTGAGATACCAAGGTGTATTCTCTGTAACAGTCTTCGCCCCCGAAGGTCAAGGCCCAGCTACCGCAGACGACTACGCTAACAAAGTGATAGACGCCTTCGCAGCAACCACTGACATCTCGTTCACGAATGGTGATGCAGAAACAATCACAGTGTCTATTGATTACGCTGAACGTCAGCAAGGTATAATAGACAGCCCTTGGTACTTTGTTCCGATTAATATCGGCTGGTACATTTATAAATAACTTCCCACAGGAGAAATCAATATGGCCTTTGCACAGGGTTCACGCTCCAGCCTGTCGTTCATCACCGAAGCAACTTTTGGTACGACACCCGCTGGCAACTTTACTAACCTCCCATTCAGCACCCACTCTTTGAACCTAACTAAAGATCGTGTTGCTGGTACTGACATTCAAGCTGACCGTATGGCCCGTGTTGATCGGCATGGCAACCGTCAAGTAGGTGGTGACATTGCTGTCGATCTCCGTGATGGTGACTTCGATAGCTTCCTTGAATCAGCTATGCTTAACACTTGGGCAACTAATGTACTCAAGGTTGGCACAACACCTAAGTTCTTCTCTATTGAAGACTATGCTGCTGACATCGACCAATCTCGTGTATTCACAGGCATGTCAGTTTCCACTATGGGTATCTCTCTTGCCCCTAACCAGATGGTAACTACAACCTTCGGTATGGTCGGTAAAGACATGACCATCAGTGCCACTGAGAAGACACAGGATGCTGCTTCTGGTGCTGCACCCTTCGATGCTTACTCAGGTGACATCTCCATCGGTAACGTAGGTGGTTCTTCTCCTGTAGCTATCGTAACTGCTCTTGACTTCACATTGAATAACTCATACGCACCTACCTTCGTCATTGGTGACGATAGCGCACCTTCCCTTGAGTATGGTCGTGCAGAAGTTGAAGGTACAATGACAGCTTACTTTGAAGATGCTGCGTTGATTGACCGTTTCATCAATGAGACTGAAACTGAGATTGAAGTATCTGTGAATGACCCTACAGGTGCAAATGCTTATACCTTCACATTCCCACGAGTGAAAATTAACTCTGCTGATGTTGGTGTCGATGGCCCAACTAGCCGTATGGTCTCTATGTCTTTCGTAGCTCTCTATGATACGACAGAAGGTACTAACCTTAAGATCACACGCCCAGCGTAAAAGAATACCTAGCTAGGTAGTGGAGGCTCCTGAGTCGGGTCGGGGGTCTCCACATTAATCAAACCCGACATTAACCCCCCGAAGGAAACCGACATGGACTTAAAAGACCTGACACCGAATTTAGATGATATTGTTGTTGATCTCAAGCATCCAGCAACAGGTGATGTACTAAAGAATGAAGATGGCACGAATATGACAATTACTATTCTTGCGCCCCATTCTAAAGAGTACAAGAAAGCCCAACACGAACAAATCAGCAAGCGGCTTAAGAAAGCTCAGAAGAGTAAGTCTCAAGATGTTGACTACTCAGATATTGAGGAAGCTACGCTGGAGGTTCTAGCCAAGACAACTAAGGCTTGGGACATTACATACAACGGAGAGAAACCTAAGCTCACCGTTGCTAAAGCCAAAGACCTATACGAAGAAGTCTTCTGGATTAAGAGCCAGCTTGAGGAGGTAGTAACTGACTCTCTGGATTTTACGAAGGTCTGATCTGTGAGCTAGTTGAGTGGGCTGAACATCAGTTTAAACTCAATAGGCCAGATCAGAATGGCACTACAGAACGAGAACATCTTGAACAAGTAGAGAGGCAGACTGGACGTAGAGTAGAAGCATTGGAACCCCCGACACCCTTCCCCATGCTAATATCCCACGTTTGGTCTGCCTTTATTGCTTTAAGCTCTAGCAGAGGGTCAGGCTTTAGTGGCCCAGCGCCTATTACGTTTGAGCAGATTAAAGCGTGGAAAGAGCTTACAGAAACATCTATTGAGCCTTGGGAAATTGAGGCCATCAAGAGAATAGACCTAGAATACTTAAGGGTGGCAAATGGCTGACGATATTAGACTGGTAATTGGTGTTGAGCAAAGTGGTCTTCTTAAGGCCATTACCAACACTGAATCCCTTGAGAAGAAGGTCAAGAAGTTATCTGATGCGTATGCTCGGGATGCTGTCAGTTATGGTCGTTATAATAAAGCTATAGGTAACCTAGCTACTGCCACAAAGAAGAGCAAGAAAGAACTCCTTGACTATGGCAAAGCACTCAGGGCAGATGAGCAAGCTACCAAACAAGCTACTCTGGCAACTAAGCAGTTCGCTCAAGCTAGAAAAGATGCCATAGCAGAAGATCAAAGACGTACCGCAGAACTTAAGAAAGGTACGCTAGAGTTAGACCGTATGCGTAAGTCGGTAGATAAGGCGTATGCTGCGGATCAAAAGTTTACCAAATATAAGAAACTTCTTCGTGCAGAAGTTGACAAAGGAAACTTGAGCATTAAAGAGGCTGCTAGGCTTCAACTACAATATCGCAAGTCTGTACAGGCATCTAATGTTGCAGTCATGGCTCAGACTAAAGCATCTAATCGAATGGGTGTTGTTACTCAGCAAGCAGGCTATCAGGTTTCTGACTTTATTGTACAGGTTCAAAGCGGTCAAAGCGCCTTTGTTGCATTTGGTCAACAGGCATCTCAGCTTGTGGGAATTCTCCCACTGATGTCAAGTGCTTTAGGCGTAAGTGCTGGTGCTCTTATAGCAATAAGTGCAGGTCTTGGTATTGTTATACCCCTCCTAACTGCTTTAGGTCTTGCACTAACGGCAACAAAGAGGTCTGCCGATAAAGCTAAAGATAGTATTCTAACTCTAGCTGATGCACAGGGTGAACTGGCAAAGTCCACATCCTCATATCAGACAAAGATAAAGATGTTGGAGTTTGGGGTTGACACTGCCGCCGAAGCAAAGGCTTTAGAGGAGCTTGTTTCTCTGAGGAAAGAACTCCTTGCGGAACAATCTAAACAGGGTGAAAACTCACTTACCATCTCTAGGCGCAGTGGTAATCTTCAAGATGATGAAGTATCTAGGTTAGAAAAGGCAATTGCAAAAACAGAAGAGTTAGTAGAAGCTAATGCAAGGGCAAGAGCTGAATACGAAGCTCAGTCGGCTTTGCAGAAGTCTGCTTCAGACTTAGTTGAGCGTAATAAACAAGCAGAGCTTGATAATATCAAATCAATCGTCGATGCATTTAAGGCTGCTGAGGCCGAAAGACAAAAGGCCAGAGAAGACCAAGAAGCGGCAAATAAATCCGCTGAACAAGAGTTATCACTCCTCGAACAGAAGAGCGTTCTTCTACAGGTAGAAAAAGATCATGGCAAGGACTCCTTGGATTATAAGGGACAAGCCCTTTACTTTGAGAAATTAAACCTTCGTACAAAACTTGAGGCTGAAGGCGTTGAGCAAGACACTATTAAAGCCATTATGGATCAACTTAGCATCCAAGCTAGGGTAACCCAAGAAATAATTGACTCAGCAGATGCAGCAGAGAGGCTTAAGAACAATCTTGAGGTAGCCTCTACGTTTCGAGTTGGGGGTGATCTAGGCGAGTTTGCCAATGTTGCTGGCGGTCTTGATGCCTTTGGTGGTGCTGGCTCATTTAAGTACGGCGGAAGTCAGAAGTTTAAACCGGGGCCAGATAAGAAGACTCAGAAGTCAGACTTACAAATTCTTAGAGAGCAACTTACCCTAGAGAGCGCACTCGTTGGTCAAACCGAAGCCAGACAAAGGGTCATACAAGCCCTTGGTGTTGAGTTCTCTAAGAAGAACCCTCAGACTGTCGCTAGTCTTGAGAAACAAATCCAGCTAACTAAAGAATTAATCCAAGAGGAACAGCAACGCCAAGACCTCATTAACTTTGTCGCAGATAGCATGGGAGATTCTTTCATGTCTATGGTTGAAGGTACTAAGTCCGTTAAGGATGCCTTCC